GCCGCGACATCCGTATCACCGGGATCAACCGGCGGGTCGCCAAGCGCCTCCGGGCCGCGATCGCCCAGGGCATGGAGCAAGGCGAAGGCGCGAGCCAGATCGCCGATCGCATCCGCGCGAGCTTCGGTGCCGAGCGTCCCAAGCTCGTCGCCTTCCAGGAGACATCCACCGCGGTCGAAGAGTCGCGCCGCCTGGGTATGGAGCAGGCCAACGTTCCGATGAAGAGCTGGCTGCACAGCCGCAAGGAGACCGGCCGGCCGACACACGCGGCGACCGAGCGGGCGACGCTCGCCGAGCCGCTCTCGCTCTCGGCCGACTTCACGATCGCCGGTACCGGTGTGAGCTGCAGGCACCCCCGCGCGACCGGCCTGGCCGAGCACGACATCAACTGCGGCTGCACCACCCTCGCCCGCTACCCCGGCGACTCCATCAAGGCGCTGCTCGCCAAGCTGCAGGAGCGCGGCTTCACCACGCCCGCGGATCTGCGCCGCCGGTTCGACACCACCCCCGACCCCACGACCCCCGACACGGAGGACGACGATGAATAACCCGCTGCTCGAGCTGAAGTACCTGGACGCGGACGCCAAGCTCCTCAACCCCTACAACCGCGAGGTCGAGCCGTCGAAGGACGACCGCGCGTACATCACGGGGTTCGTCAGCGAGAAGGGGATCGACCAGGCGACCCGCTCGGTGAGCGGCCTGGTCTCCACACGCAACATCGACCGCTACGAGGAGATCATCGAGCCCCGGGCTTTTGCCGAGTGGCTGCCGACGTTCATGCAGAACCCGCAGTTCCTGGCGGGCCACCGGATGGTGGGTTTCGACGCGGCCGAGCCGACCAACATCGGCCAGTGGACGCAGCTGCAGGTCGAAGACGCGGTGGGCCTGGCCGGCACCGCGCGGTTCATGGACCCCGGCGACCCGCTGTCGGACAAGTACTGGAACCGATACGTCCAGGGCGTGCTCCGCGCCTTCTCGGTGGGTGTGATCGTCCACCAGTGGGAGATGCGGGAGTACGAGCTGGGCGACGGCGTCACGAAGCGCATCCGGGTGCTGACCGAGGTCGAGCTCATCGAGATCTCCGCGGTGAGTGTCCCGGCCAACCGCCAGGCCCTGGTCCGGGCGGCGTCCTTCGCGGCACGTCAACCCGAACAAGCCGCCGACACCTTCGACCTGCAGAAGCTGGCCAAGCTGGTCGCGCAGGAACAACGCGGGCTGATCCGCGACGAGATCAAGTCTGCCCTCCCACAACTACTCAACGCCGAACCCGGCGGGCCCCTGTACCAGGTCCTCCTCGACATCGCCGAGGCCTGGAACTTGCCCCCGGGCACCGGCACCCCGTCCCCCGACCACGGGGGCAACGGCGATGTCCCCCCCGCCCCGACGAAGGGGCACCCGGCCCTGGACTACATGTTCAACGGCCGCTGACCCGCGGCCGCGAGGCCATCACTCCCCCGAACCCACGCAAGGACGCTCACTATGAAACTCACGGAACAGCAGCAGAAGTATTTCGACCAGCTCATGGCCCTGGCCGACCTGGGCAAGACGGTCGAGGAGTCGATCGTCGACATCGTCACCGGCATCGAGAGCGAGAAGCTCGTGCCGGCCGTCACCGAGGCCATCAGGCAGCTCGAGGAGCAGCAGGCCAAGGACGCGGAGAACCTCAAGAGCGCGCTGGCCAAGGCCCGGCGCATGGCCTACGACCCCAACGGCCACTACAAGGGCGTCTTCGCCAACGAGGAGCAGGCGCGGGCGTTCGGCCTTCAGGCCATGTTCGCCTGCCAGAAGGACCAGCGGCTCTACGAGGCGCTCAAGGGCGAGTTCCCCGACGTCGCCAAGGCGATGGACACGGTCAACGACCCGTCGATCGTCTTCCCCGAGTTCTCGACGCGCATGCAGTCGCTGTTCGAGAGCTACGGCGTCTTCGAGCGCAACGCGATGCCGATGCCGATGTCCTCGGACCAGCTCACCTTCCTCAAGGAGACGGGCGAGGTCACGGTGTTCCTGGTCGGCGAGGGCAACGCGCCCACGGCCAGCGACATCGACACCGGGGCGATCGCGCTCAACGCTAAGAAGTGGGGCGGCCTCAACTACTACAGCGCCGAGCTTGGCGAGGACGCGGCGATTGCGGTCGGCGAGCTGCTCGCCCGCTCCATCGCGCGGGCGATGGCGAAGAAGATGGACAACGTCGGCTTCAACGGCGACGGCTCTGCGACGTACTTCGGCATCAACGGTGTGATCCCGCGGCTGAAGGCGGTCAACGGCGTCGATGATGGCGGCGGCCTGGTCCTCGGCTCGGGCAACCTCTGGTCCGAGCTCGCGCTGGTCGACTTCGAGGGCGTGATGGGAGCGCTGCCCCAGTACGCCGCCGACCAGGCGAACTGGTACTGCAGCCGTGCCTTCTTCTTCAACGTGATGGTGAAGCTGATGCTCGCCGCAGGCGGGGTCACCGCGGCGGAGATCGAGGGCCGCCGCCGCCTGCAGTTCGGCGGCGACCCGGTCGAGATCAGCCAGGTGCTGCCGGCCGCCCAGGGCAACAGCCAGGTCCCGGTGATCTACGGCGACCTGATGTCCGCGGCCACCGTGGGCAACCGCCGCCAGCTCTCGATCAAGCAGTCGGACCAGTACAAGTTCGCCGAGGGCCAGATCACCACGCTCGCCACACGGCGCGTGGCGGTCAACGTCCACGACGTGGGCACGGATACCGAGGCCGGCCCGGTCGTCGGGCTCATCACCCAGTCGAGCTAACCGGCTCGCGCAGAAAACAACCCGGCGGGCGTGACGCCGCCCGCCGGGCTTAGCGCTCGGGCAACCGAGCGGCCTCAACGATAGCGAACGGGCAACCCCGATTCAATCCTCAAGCACACAAGCGAGACACACCATGAACCTGCTCAATACCACCAAGTTCTTCAACGCGCTGCCCCCGGGTGTCATCAAGGACGACGCCGCCTTCGTCTCGAACGTCCTGGACAAGGCCAGCGTGATCCCCAACGACGCGAAGGGCGTGCTGTTCGTCTGCCAGCTCGGCACGATCGACGCGACCGCCGCGGTGTTCCGATTCATGGAGTCGGACACCCAGACCAACGCGACGACCCTGGGCGGCACGCCCGCGGCCGTCCACGACGTGACGGCCAAGCCCGGCGACGCCGACGACAACGGCATCGTCCTGGTCTACGTGCCGCTCTCGGCCTGGACCGAGCAGTACGGCCAGTTCCAGGCGACCGCCGGTGACGGCGCGGCCGGCACCTACCTGTCGGTGCTCGCCATCGTCGATGCGCCCGGGGACGGGGCCCCGACCGCCGCCGGGCTCGGCGTGACCACGCTCGAGGTCGCCAGCTAACCGCTACCACCCGCCGCGCCGCTTGACGGCGGCGCGGTGGATTCAGGCACGCTTACGCCGGATTCGAGCCCGGCACAACCCCCCCTTGAAAGGACATCGACATGCCTAAGAAAACCACCAACGAACTGACCGGCGATGGCACGGGCCAGCCACTGCCACCGGCCGATGGCAAGGGCGGCCCGCGGACAACGCCGGCCACGACATCCGGGGGCGACGGCTCGCGCGTCGTGCAGCTCACCCGCAACGCCGCCGGGCACCAGGTCGGCGAAACCTTCCGCGCGGACGAGGCCGAACGCCTGGGCATCCTCGACCTCTGCCGGCCGTTCGCCGCCTGACCGCAGCCCCCCCCCGAGACGGGGTGCGTCGCGGCAGCGCGGCGCACCCCATTCATGAAACCCTTCCCCCACCAACGCGACCGGATGATCCGCGAGCACGAGACCACGACACGGAGCGTCACCGATGGCCAAGAGCAAGCCCCGGAACACAAGCAAGCCCCAGGCACAGACACCGCCGCCCGCGGCCCCGAGCCCGGCGGGGACGAAGCCGGTCCGCTTCCGGCTCACCGCGCCCTACAAGACCGAGACCGGGGTGACCTGGCCTAGTGGCTACCTGATCGACGCCACGCCCGACGAGATCGAGCGGCGGAAGATCCCCGCCGAACCCGTCGCCTGACCCCTCGGAACTTTACCCCCCACACCCCGTACCCCGCTCGCCTACCGCATGGCCAACAAGCTCGCCAAACTCGAAGACCTGCAGGAAGCGGTCAACGCCAGCACCAGCGGCATCGACGCGCTGCTGACATCGCTGCTGGAGACCGCGGCCGCGATGACCGAGCGCATCGCGGGTGTGCCCACGGGCGGGCTGCGCCGGCAGACGGGGATCATCGAGTACCCCAAGGCGCGGGACTACGGCAGCACGCGCCTGCACCTGGCCTGTCGGCCGATCGAGTCGGTGTCGTCGGTCAAGCTCGTCTACGGCCCCGGAGACAGCGACGACTTCGCCGCCGCGACGGCGCTCACCGAGGATGAGGACTTCTGGATCGCGTCGCGCGAGCTCGGGGTCCTGGAGATCACCGGCGACACCTGGCGGGCCACGCCGCGCTCCAACCTCATCGTCTACACCGCCGGCTTCGCCGACCCCGACGACGCGGTGGGCGGCAGCTCGATCGAACCACCGGAAGACGTGCAGCGCGGCAATATCGCCCAGGCGGTGCAGCTGTTCAACCTCCGACGCACCGCGGGGATCAAGAGCGTGGACGCCGGGGGTGCCCAGGGCCAGCTCGGACACGTCGCGCCCCACCCCATGCTTGTCGAGGCCGCCGGCCGTTACCGGAGGATGCTGTGACCCGACGCGCCACCCTGATCGGAGTCTTCCTCATGGCCAGCGCCTGGATCGCCACCGGGCTGACCGCGGAGTCGCGTGCTCTCATCGCGAGCTACCGCGGGATGCAGCAGCGCATCGTCGACGCGCTCGACACCGGCTTCGCGCAGTACATCCGCGAGATCGAGGCGTCGGTCCAGGCCAACGAGCTGTCGGGCAAGGCGGGCTCGGGCAGCGGCGGCGGCACGCCCGTCGGCCTGCGCACCGGCGAGCTGCGCCGATCGGTCCGCGGCGAGGTCACCGGCCCGCTGGAGGGCTTCGTAGGCACCACGGCCGGGACGACGACCCCCTACGCTCACACGATCCTCGGGCCCGGCACCACGACCATCGAGCCGGTCAACGCCAAACACCTGTGGGTCCCGATCGCCGCCAACCTCACGCCGTCGAAGGTCGCGCGGTACACCCCCCGCGCCTTATTCGACGCGTTCGGCGACCGCGTGAAGATCTTCACGAGCAAGGCCGGCAACACCGTCGTCTTCGTCGAGGACCCGCGGACCGAGGGCGGTGGACGGGCGCGGTACAAGCGCAACACCAAGGGCGGGCGCAAGAAGGGCGACCTCAAGGGCAAGCTCTACTTCGTCCTCAAGGACCGGGTCGTCATCCAGGGCACCGACGCGCTGGCTCGCGGCGCGGAGCGCATGGGCCCACGGGGCGCGGAGATCCTCACCGAGAAGCTCCGCGGTGTCCTGACGGGGGGTGGGGCATGAGCACGATCGTCACCGACTGCTGGACCCTCACCGTGCTGTGGGCATTCCGCGACGCGATGGACGCGGTCAAACCGGCCGGCATTCCCGACACTTTCATCGGCTGGCCCGCGGCCCGCGCCAACGCCGACGGGGCCTGGTCCGCCTTCGTCTGGTTCGACCGGGACCGGATCACCACCCACGACGGCGCAGACAACCACGAGCTGACCGTCGTCACGGGCATCGTGTTCCACAAGGACCCGTCGAAGACGACCCAGACCGAGCTCGAGCAGGCGACGGCCACCTACTACGCGATGCGCTCCGCGATCGCCGAGCAGGCCGACAACGACGACAGCGATTTCAACAGCGGCTGGGCGGGTGTCGCCGAGCCGGCAGACGAAGAGGACGGTGTCCGCCCCTCCGGCGCGCAGGACTTCGACGGCACCTCGGCCATCGGAGAGCGATGGAAGGTCACCGGCCAGGGCGGCGCGACCGGAGCACTGACCTCATAACCCCGACCCCCGGAACCCCGACCCCCGGAACCCAGGACCCCGAACCCCCGCGCACGACGCGCACCACCCACACGGAGACCCGATCATGGCTGATGTCGCAGAAGTCCAACTGATGAAGCCCCGCTCGTTCAGCGACGGCACGGATACCTACAAGGGCATCCTCGAAGTCCAGTGGCAGCAGAACCCGCTCAACAGCGTGCCGGTCCGCCTGGAGGGCGAGCTCCGCCCCAGCCGGCACGAGCTGACCGAGACGGACACGCCGGCCGTCACGGGCACGGCGCGGTTCAGCGGCCCCGCCCCCGACGCGCTGCTCGACACCCTGATCGCTTCGGGCACGTTTACCGGGCGGGATGTCACCCACGCCAGCAACAGCTCCACGGTGACGTTCACCAACCTCGTCATCAAGAGCTCGCAGGGAGGCGTCAACAACCGCTCGGTCGGTGGCTTCAGCTACCAGTTCGAGGCGACGGCCGTCGACGTCGGCACGCCTGGCTAAGCCGCCGCCCGGTTCCGATCCGCACCCCTGACCCTTACCACGCATGGCCAACCCCACGCCCATCCAGCAGATCATCCGCATCCTCGCCGAGACCGAAGGCGCGGACCAGGTGATCGCCGCGCTGCGCGAGGTCGAGACGCGCATGGATGCGGATGTGCGGTCGACCGAGCGGTCCGCCCAGGCGGCGCGGCGCAAGGAGCAGCAGACCGGTCGGCTGGCGACCAAGCTGCGCGATCTGGTTGCCGACCAGGCCCGGGCCGAGCGCGAGACGCGCGAGGGGGCCGCCCAGGACGAGCAGGCGACCCGGGCGGCCCGGCGGCGCGAGCAGCAGATCGAGCGCCTCTCGCGGGCCCTGGCGGTCGAGGAGGACCGCCAGGACGAGGTCAACCGGCGGGTGCGCGAGTCGATCAGCAGCCACCGCGCGGCGGCGCAGGGTGCGGACGAAAACACCCAGGCACTCGGCCGGGCCGACGACGCGGTCGGACGCATGACCGGCAGCGTGGCCAACATGGTCACGGGCCTCGTAGGCACGGGGGGACTGCTGCTCGCGCTTCGCCTGGTCCGTGCAGAGCTCGACAACATCAGGCAGGCGCAGGCCGATGCGTTCGGTGAGCAGCAGACGCTCGCCTCCGCGCAGCGTCAACTGAAACGTAACCTGGTCGGTGCAACCGACGAGGAGGTGCAGCAGGCGATCGAGGGGGCGAACCGGATCGCAAGCGATCGAAACGTCCCCAACGAGGTCGTCACGTTGGCTGTCGCCGATGCGCTGTCCAGCGTAAGTGGCGACATCGGACTGGCGCTGCAGAACGTCGACCTGGCAGCGCAGTTCATTCCTGACCAGCCGGACCAGATCCCGGTCATCGCCGGGGGGCTCGGCGACATCCAGGGTGGGATCGGCACGCGCGACCCCGAGGTCGCGCTGGGCTATCTCCTAGCGGCCGCGGGCCAGAGCCGCATCACCGACTTCAACCGCTCGGCCACGAACATCCCGCCCGCGGTGAAGGCGGCCCTCGCCGCCGGCTTCACGAGCGAGGAGGCCGGTGCGTTGTTCTCGACGCTGACCACCGGCACCGCGGACCGCCAGGGCGAGTCCAGCCGCACGGCCGCGATCCAGTTCTCCGGCGGGCTCAAAGACTTCTTCGAGGGACTGGAGCGACCGGAGCGCGGGGGCGCGGCGATCGCCGCGCTGCAGGCCGATCCCAACCTACGCCAGGCGTATCTCGACCAGCTGCAGATCGAACAGCGCGCCCGCGAGACGATCGTCAACCTGGTCACGCCGGGCACCGAGGACGCGTCCGCGTTCCAGAGCCGCCAGGCAGACTTCGGCGACGCGGCCACGCTGGAGCAAGCGGCCATCGACAAGCTCCGCCAGCTTGAGTCGGGGGATCTGGAACAGACTGCCAATCTCAACCGCATCCTCACCTCGGCGAACGAGCAGCTGCAGGCGGGCAACGTCGGCTTCGGCCGGGTCGGTGCGATCCGGGACAAGCTCACGGAGCTGCTCCGCTCCAGTGGCAGCTCGGACCTGGCCAACAAGGTCGCGGGGCTTGAGTTTGACCTGTCGAACTTCGAGGACTCCGACGAGGCGCTGGCGAAGCTAGACGAGCTGCTCGAGCAGCGGCTGTTGAGTTTGTTCCTGGATGCGGGACCCGCCACGACCTCGCAGATCGAACAGGCCGGTCTGGGTGACGCCGTGCTCAAAGAAGGCCTGCGCCCGCTCCTCAACGAAGACCAGCTCCGCGCGGTCGAGGTCATCGAGCAGGCCCTTGATGAGATCAACGAGTTCCGCGGGCTGGGCCCAGAAAACATCCCAGGCAAACCGCTTGAGCGGCTCGACCGCGCGGAGCGGCGTCGACAACAACAGATTCGCACCCTGCGCGAGCGCCAGCATAGCAGTTTGCGTGAAACCGATGATTTAGGGATCGACGCGCTGCTCCCCAGCGCCCCCGCCGCCCCGCGCATCCTCAACAACGGCACGATGATCCTCAACGCGGGAGACCCGCTCTTCGACGACCTGGACGGGAGGGACCGCCTTGCCTGATCCCGACAACCCCTTCCAGATCGACAGCGCCGACGTCGCCGGCATGGGCTTCGACACCCGGCACCTGGTCCTCCCCGGCAAGCTGGCCGCGCTGCGGATGGGCCGGTTCCCCGGCTCACGCTCGAAGTTCACGATCAAGGGCCGCGCCCACTACCCGACCCTCGTCGCCTACGGCCCGCTGCGTGCGGCCGACTTCGACACGCTCTACGGCTACATCCAGCAGCACCAGGACAACGCGGGCACGATCGGCTCGGTGCCCGTCTCGTTCCACGAGACCACCTTCAACAACTGCGACTGGACGGGCTTCGAGCTGCTCCGCCCCAACCCGGTCGCCTACCGCGACGCCGACGGCGAAGGCGTCCAGGTCCTCGCGCAGTTCATCTTCGAGATCATCGCCGACCCGTCGTAACCCCCGGAACGTACCCCCCACACCCATGACCGCCCTGGCCATCCCAACCCGAGCCCTGAACACCGCGACGTTCGACGTCTTCACGCGCCGCGTGCGGTCGGGCACGCCGCCGGAGATCGGGCTGCTGGCGGACGAGGCCGACGACTGGTCGATCGACTACGAGCTGCGGTTCCTGAAGCTCAAGCTCGCGGCCTGGCCCAACAGCGGCTACGCGCACCTGGACTACGTCTCGCTCGCCGGCGACCTCGAGCCGATCGAGAACAACCTGGGCCCGCGCTACTGGGTCGATGATCAGATCCGCATCAAGATGTACCCGCCGACCTTCAGCAGCGGCGCGCCGATCGGCGTGGGCACCGGCACCGCCGGCGGCGACGCGGACGAGCTGGAGGCCTCCAGCCCCGGCGTGACGGTCTTCGAGGGCGTGATGTCCCGCCAGAGCTTCGGCGTGCGTGCGACCGACCAGCGCGACGACGAGGACACCGGCATCGTCTGCGTCGACGGCCCGACGATCGACAACCTCGACCCCGAGCACCTGGTGCGCGGGCGCTGGGTCCAGGACCCCGGCGAGTCGCCCGGTACACCCTACCTCATCGACAGCCCGTACCAGCCGGCGGTGTTCAACGCCGGCGGCCTGCCGAACATGATGCCGACGCTGCCGATGACGGCGCACGACGGGGGGATCGGGTTGAGTGCCAAGCTCTTCACGGGCGACGGCGACTACCGGGCGACGTACTGGACCGCGCGGGACGCGCTGGTGTCGCTCCTGGCGATGTGGCTGTACGGCCACTCGACCGCAAGCGGCACGGCCAAGAAGCGCAGCGCTACGCTGGAGACCCTCACCGCGCAGGCCCTGCTCGACGACGCGATCGAGGGGGCACGCTGGACCGGCCTGGACGCGCAGCTCGACGACGTGAGCGTGCAGGGGCTGGGCGTCTATGACGCGATGCTGAAGGTCTGCCGGGCCGCGGGCTTCGAGATGTCGGTGACGCCGTCGATGGGCCGGCCGCCGGCCGAGGTCGAGGGCGAGGAAGAGCCCGCCGCGATCGATCGGCTCTACCAGATCAAGCTGTGGCGGAGCGGTGCCGGGCCGAAGACCTCGATCAAGCTGCAGCCCCGACCGGCCCACAACGCCGCGTCCGGGTCGGCCGAAGACGAGCTGAAGGCGAACAACACCAGCGAGCTCTCGGGCCTGGTCGACGCGACGCGGGTCCGCAACCACGTCATCGCCACCGGTCCGGTGCTGATCGAGACCACGGTCACGCTCAAGCCGCTGTGGTCGCCGGACGACGTCGACGACGCGACCATCGACCGGCTGCTGCAGTTCAGCGTGCCGGGCAACACCGACGCAGGCACGGCCTACACCGACTACGCCGAGAAGCACATCGAGGGCGGCGCGCAGTTCGCCACCTACGGCCACGTCGGCCGTCTGTGGGGCCTGGACTGCACCGGGCAGGTCGCGGCCGAGGAGCTGGGCTACGCGAGCACGCCGGCGGCTTACGTCCACGATGAAGACGGCTTCGACTGGCTCACGCACCTGTCGATCGACAACTCGACCGACGCGCTGTCGGTGGAGCGCGCGGCGAACCATGTCACCGACGACATCCGCTGGAGCGTGCGGCCCCGCGCGGCGTTGCCTCTGCGGCGCGCGGGCATCGGCACACCCCGCCAGCCGTACATCCTCCGCGTCAGCGAGAACGGCGGCAGCAGCTGGACGGAGCTGCCCTCGACCAGCTTTAAGGTGCACGCCGACCGCTTCGCCGTCTACCTGCAGGGCATCAAGAACCTGGCAACGGTGAACGCTAATACGCTCGCCGGCGACGGGGCCCCGGCCGACATCGACGCCAGCTGGTGGTACCTCATCAGCACGGGAAACCTGCTCTTCGATCTCACCTGCCTGGTCGAGGCCGACCACGCGCAGCGGTACGACGCCAAGCGTCAGGACGGCGCGGGCACCCTCTACAGCCGGGCGGTCATAGTGGCCTCGCGGGCCCCGACGATCTACGCCTCGCCGTCGTCGATCCTGAACGGGTCGAGCTGGGTCAAGCTCGACGACGGCGGCTACGGTGACTCCACGGCCGGGGCCGACCGCGAGCAGCAGATCCAGGACCTGGCCGAGCGCGTCCGCGATGCGCAGGCCCCGCTACGGGTCTCGCTGGCCGCGGGCACCTGGCTGATGGACCCGGCGCTGTGGCAGCCGGGCGATCGCGTCACGTCGATCGAGGGTCGCGGCCTGGGCCTGCGCCAGACCACGCCCAAGGGCGAGCAGCGGTCACCGTCGATCGTGAGCGTGACGCTGACGGGCTACCCCGAGGACGCCCAGGGCGTCGCCATCAACCTGCAGGACGAAGCGATGCGGAGGGGTGTGTAGGCATGGCCAGACTCTCGATCACCGTGACCGCCGCCGCCGACTGGCAGCCGACCGACCAGGTCCTGCTGTACATCGGCACCGAGGACGCCGCGGACCTGGCCAACTCCACACCTGCCGGCGGGACCAACGTCCAGGCCCTCACCGTGGGCGAGGTCGACGAGGACGACACGATCACGCTGGAGCACACCTACATCGCCACGGACAAGTGCGCGACGCTGCCGGTAGGTGTGAAGCTCAAGGACGCGGCCGGCAACATCAGCGCGGTCACGGAGACCACCTACCAGCTCGCGGACTACCCGGCGGGCGTTGGCCGGCCGGGCGTGAGCAGCGCGGCATCGGGCCAGGCGACGCTCACCTGGGTGGCGTCGGCGGACCTGGCGTAGATGACGGATCAACCCCCGGATCAACCCCCGATCGAAAGGGCTTTGAGGATGCACGGCGACCACGATTTCTACCAGGCACAACGTGACGATGAGGCGGGCGGGCGCTGGTCTATCGCCTGGGGTATGGGCTGCCTGATCGCGGTGCTCCTCATTGTCTCGGCGCTGATCTGCACAGGCCCGACCCGTGGCCAGGAGCTGCCGACCGACGAGCAGATCGCCCAGCAGGAGCGGGACCTGCGCGACGCCTACGACGCGCGCCGCGCCGCCGCGTTCGCCGCCGGCGACGCGGTCGCGCACCGCGGCTGGCTGCTGCGCCTCCGTATGATCGAGGGCGCGATCACCGCCCGCGAGCTGCAACGCCTGGTCGATCAGCTGCTCGCGGAGGCACAGGACGATGAGCCGCCGGCCGATCCCGCGCCGACGCCCGACCTGCCCGAGCGCGACGCACGCGGCCCGATCAAAAACCAGAGCGCGTCCAACTTCGTGATCGACCGGCCGACGCGCGTGGTCGATGGCAAGGTCGTCCCGACCGCGGGTGCCTGGTTCGACGTGTGGGACCGCCGCGACGAGCTGCTGCCCTTCGCGTTGTCCAACGGGATCATCCGCGGCTACGGCGGCGAGGGCGGGAGCTGGGGGCACGGCATCTACGCCCACCACTCGACCGTCACGCTCGATGACGTGTGGATCTACGGGCCGACGCGCGTAGAGCGGCTCGGCCGTGACCACCCGATCTACCTCTCCGGCTCACCGCTCACCGCCACGCGATTGCTGATCGGCCACCTGGGCGACGAGCACCCGCACACGATCTCGCTCAACATCACCCGCGGCGACAACGGCCCGCAGACGGTGGACATCGAGACGCTTGTCATCATCGGCGGGCGTCGGGTAGTGATCGAGGTGGACGACGACGCGCTCGCGCGGCTGCACATCGGCCTGCTGATCGTGATCAACCCGGTGACGGCTGACGGGCTCTGGGAAGGGGTCGAGGTCCAGGGCTGCCCGGACATCCTGATCGGGGAGTACGTCTTCATCGACCTGGCCGGCCGGTGGACCAGCGGAGCTCTCATCAAGGCCGATGACTGCGAGGGTGAGATCGGCCGTGCCGTCATCTACGCGCCCAACGCGCCTCCGAGCGATACGCTGATCCGCGGCATCGCCGGCGACGTCGAGCGGCTGGACGCGCCGCCGATCGGAGATCCTCCGCCCGTCACCGGGCCAGAGTCCATCCCCGCACTCATCGAATGGAGCAACCCATGACCAACCGCACCCCCGCCAACTCGATCGCGCTGCTTGCCCTGGTGGCCCTGGCCGCGTGGGTGGTCGTCGATCTGGTCGCCGCGCCCGGCAGCATCCTGCCGCCTGGACCGGAGCGCGATCAGGCCGAGCGCGACCTGCGAGACAGCTACGAGGCGGAGCGCGCCGGGCACCAGGCCAGCGGTGACGACCTCCGCCGACAGGGGGCATTGGTCCAGAGGCGAGCGGCCGAGCTGCTGATCTCGCTGCGTGAGTACCGCCGGCTGGTCGAGCGTCTGGCCCCGGCCGCGCAGCCGCAGCGGGACCTGGTCGTCCACCCTGACCTCGTCTTGGCGGACGGACAGCGGACGTACCAGTACCTCACGACCCGGCACCTGATCGGTCAGGACCAAGCGTCGCGGCTTGCGCTGGTCGCCGCCGAGGGCCCGGCCGCTCCGGTGCGGGCGGTCATGGCAGCACGCGGCACCGAGGCGTACAACACGGCGCTCGCCGGTGTGGTGGCGGAGGCCATTGCGGAGGACCGCCTGTTGTTTATCGACATCGAGCCGATCCCGGACGGGACCTGGTCGGTCCAGGACCGCAGCGACTGGCTCGCGGGCTACCGGGTGATCGTTGAGGATGTGCGAGCGGTAGATGCAGATGTCCCTGTCGCGCTGTTCCGCGTGCCGTTCTTCAGCCCGCACCGCGAGACCCGTTTGCTCTATGCACGCGACGGCTCGGCCGGGTCAGAGGGCCAGCGCCTGGCGTCGCGCGTCGGATTCGACCAGGACCACTGGTCCTCGGCCGAGCAGCTAGGCAAAGAGGAGGCGCTGCACGCCCAGTACACGCGGGCGCGTGCGTGGTTCGCCGGCCTGGAGAGCATGGCCGACTACGCGATGGTGGTTGCGTATCAGTACACGCCATATCCGGCAAAGCACTGGGCCCCGGCCGAGTTCGCGCGGGCGGCGGCGACGGGCAAGCCGCTGCTGGTCCTGCTGTCGCCGCGGGAGGCCGGCCAAACCGATCGTGCTTGGGTCGATCTCGAAGAGCTCGCATA